GATCCTTGGTCGGACGCGGGTACAGGTACATCTCGATGTTCGGGTAGGTCATGTTGACCCACATGACCTGCGGATAAGTGCTGCCGGCAGTCTTAAGCGCGATGCCGTTGTACTGGTCCTGGTTGATAAACAGGATGTCGTAGGACAAACCGCTCTGGGTGTCCTTAAAGTAGGTGCTATCGTCCAGCAGGATCGGTCGCGTGCCGACGAAGTCACCCGTCGGTCCGAATGTTCGACTGATTGTATTAGCCGGCCAAGTAAAGACGTCATCTCGAGTCGAGAACACCGACAGCCGCTCGGTGCTCCAACTGTCCAGCATTTGGTTCATGGCGACCAAGGCGTCTGCCGACGTGTCGCTGGACGGCTGCTCGCCTTCAGCAAGCTGACCCAAAAGGCGCAGCGACCCGTTGATGATGTCGCCGGCGGTGACGCCAGCGCCTGAAAGCGTAAGAACAGTCATTCAACTGACTCCTCAGACGGAGGCGGTGGCGCGGGCACTTCAGCCCACTGCTGCCTCCAGATGCCGTCCACTTGCACGGGATCCACATCGACCACCATCATACCCGGACTGGGGCGCGGGCGGGGTGTCGGGACGACCAAGAGCACCCCTGCCTTCTTGAGCGCCGCCACGTCGGTGCCGGGCGGAATGGAGCCGTCTGCGCGTAAAAGAAACTGTTTCATAGGTAGGTCACCACTCGAACGTAACCATCACCACCGTCACCGCCAGCGCCTGAGTCGAACGCGCCGCGTGAGGCCGCGCCGCCACCGCCACCGCCACCTGGGTAGCCGCCTGCACCCCCTGCGCCTGCCGCGCTTGCGCTTTGACCGCCACCACCGCCGCCTGAACCGCCAACAACATATCCGGCTGCTGCGTCAGGTCCATTGCCGCCTGCCGCACCCGCAACGCCGGCAGTACCGCCGCCCCCAAAATTTGACGAAATGTCAGCAGTCAGCGCTGCGCCGCCTAAGCCACCTTGCCGACCGTCTCTGTCTATGCCCGAAACGGACGACCAACCACCGCCACCACCACCGCCGCCCGGTCTAAAGCCGCCCCGACCGCCTTCTGCACTTGTTGCAGAAGCAGAGCCCAGCCCGCCCGTCGCTGAGTAAAAAGTTAAGCTTGTTGATGATGCGTAAAGGTAAACCGCGTCGATGGCGTTGTAAGTCACCGACGCTGCGCTTATGATTGTCCCGCCATTTCCTCCGCGAGCAACGTAACCTACAAACGCTGAGTCAGACCCTTTTGTACCAACGATTCCGGCAGATGCGTTTGTTGAAATCCCGGCACCGCCCGCACCGCCGCCTCCAACGGTTACAGTTTCGGTGGCGTTTAAGGCATTTGCCGGAAGAGATATGGCCATTCTTGACGCAGCCGCCCCGCCTCCGCCGCCAGCCGCAGTCAACGCAGCGGTATCGTTACGTCCGCCCGAGGCGCCTCCGCCTCCACCGCCGTACATCAGCACCTCAACAAACCTCGCCCCTGTGGGCTTCGTCCATGTCGATGTGCCAACGGTTGTGAACTCTTGAATGTCGACCGGCCCGGTGGATGTGCCGGGGTCGTTCAAAACGATGTTGTAGACGGTTTTATTGTTGTAGCCCGTTGCGACTATGATCGCGTAGTACAGACCGTTGGCAGCGTAAAAAGCGTACTTGCCTTCAGAGTCAGAAGTAAGCGGGTTACTGGCTGGTGTAAAAACGATGTCCGAGTACAGCGTTGCCAGCGTGCCGTCAGCCTGATAGACGAATATCGACGCGCCAGCTATTGGCGTGTCAAACGGCGACAGGATGACATCATAGAAGCTCTGCATCCTTTTGCTCCCGGCGACGGCGCGGTCGCAGCTCGTTTACCGGCTCCGGTGCCGGTTGTTCGCCCGGAGTATACCGCTCCCAGCCGTGTTTTTCATCATGCTCGGCTTCAAGGTCAAGCGATGCGATTTTTTCCCCGTGGACCGGGTGCTTCAAGTAGATGAGTGGCATAGGTGTAGAGCGGGGGCCGAAGCCCCCGCTGGTTATCAAGCAGCCGCCATGATGACCCAGTTGGTGCCGTCTTCACAGACCAGCGTTGCAAACTTGCCAGCGGTAGCGGCCAGAATGGCCGTGCCCGCCGTGCCAGAGTTCAACGGCTTGACGTTAGACGACGCCGAGATCACCGTGTAGGTACCCGACAGGTTTTTGATGGTGACGGTCCGACCGATGTAGTCGGCCCCGCTGGGCAACGTCACCGTGACGTTGGCAGCAGAACCGTTACAGATCACATAGTTCTCCTCATCGCCCAGCGTGAAGCTGGCGGTCTTGGTGACCGGAGCGTTGAGGTAGAGCGCTGTGAGAGCAGGGTCGGAGTACGCCACGCCAACGGGTTTGTTATTGGACATGACGTAACTCCTTTAGGCGATCTTGTAGACCGTGTACGCGCCTTCCGCAGTCTTGCGGAACCGGAACGCTGCGCTCGAGGTAACAGCAACCGCAACGAAGGCGTTGCCGCCATCGGTGAGGCCAGTCGCCGTAGCCAGCGTGACGGCACCGCTCGACGTACCGATGTTGACCAGGTTCAGATCAAACGTGCTGCCAACAGTAGCGTTGGGCAGCGCCGCGTCGATCAGAGCAGCGGTCGGCAGCGTGTAGGTCGCAGCAGAGGTCGAGGGGTTAGCCACCAGCATACCGCCCAGAATCTGAGCAGCAGTCAGGGTCGCTGTGGAGGTTGCGGTCTGCGGTGCGTCAGCGTAGCCCATCGTGGTTTCTGCACGATTGCCTGCGCCGAGTTGATAACCGCCTGCACCATTAGGAAGAGCCATGATTCAATCCTTTCAAAATTTGGTGAAAGGGGCCGAAGCCCCTTTGTTTAGCCCCACATCCGCACAGCCATCTGCGGACGGATCACCGAGTAGCCGTAGAGCACGTCAACCCGGCAAGGCATACGGTCGTTGTTGATGTCGTACTGACGCACGACACGCAGACTGATGCCATTGTGGACTTGACGGCTGGCCATGTCGACACCCTGCGGCATCACCAGATCGGCCGTCGCGAACGTGATGGCGTCGCGATGATAGATCAGGTTCTGCGGGTACTGGGTGCTGGCGCTTCCCAAGAAAGTAACGACCGCGCCCGACTGCGGGAACGCGTCTACAGTCGCCAGAGCTTGGCTGGCGGTGTAGATCGCCGGGCTCACGCTGACGGTGTAGGCGCCGCCCGCTGCGGTGGCGTCGGCCGTTGCAACGAACTGCTGGAGCGAGCCGGTAGATTCACGGGTCTGGGGGTTGACCGCATAGACGTTCGCGATGGTGAACACGTCACCTTTCTTGATCGTCTGCGAGCCGGTGCCGGTGATAGCGATGCTGGTGGCGCCTTGGCTCGACACGGTCGTGGTGACAGTGTGGGCGCCAGTACGCGTGCCGGTCGTGTGCTGCTTGATCGACTGGCTCATGTTGAGCTCTTCGTAGCCCAGAATGCCTTCGCCCATCAGACCAGACTTAAACTGCTTGCTGATCGTCGACACGGGGTTGAACAAGCCCTTCATGCCCTCAACCAGCGCCGCGTTGGCCGCCGGGTTGACGGTCGCGTAGCGAGGCGACATGACCGCAGCCGCTTCGTTCAGCTTCTGTTGAGCTTGCAACAGCACCAAGCTGGTACCAGGAGTGGTGCCAGGCGTGCCAACCGACTGGAAGATGTTTTGGAACGAGTTCGCCACGTCAGCGTCGATGCTGGAGGCCAACTGGCTGATCCGGGGCTTGAGAACCCGCTCAGCGAAGTCGTCCAACTGCATCGTCAGTTCGGCGGTGGTGAAGTTGACGCCGATGTGCTTCTGGCTGGCAACGGTCAGCGTGGTGTACTGCTCGTTGTCGTCCTGCACTTGCAGCGCCGCACCATCAGTCACCAGAGCGCGGTCCGGCAGACGGATACGGAGAGTTGAACCAATCTTCGCACCTTCTTGGGCGAAGCTCGAGTCGTACTGCCGATTTACAGTACGGGTGATCACAAGGTTGTTCTCGAGAATTTCGAGAATTTTCCTCGTGATCATGTCAATCGTTAAGAGACTGTTGCTCACGGTTTTCACCTATTAAAGAAAGTTGTGATAAGATTACCTTGTGCAGACACCAAAGGAGGCACACCATGAACAGCGTCTTTATGAACGGAATCGAATTTCGATTGTTTGATCACTTGTACGCCGTATCTCGATGCGGAAAAGTTCTCAGAGCGAACACCCTTTACACGCCAAATGTGCGGCCCGACGGCTACTTGTCTGCCGGGCGACGCCGATTGGTCCACCGTATGGTTGCAAAATGCTGGCTGCCCACATTTAGCCCGGAATTGCAAGTGCACCACATTAATGGCAATCCTGCGGACAATCGAGCCGAAAACCTTGAATGCCTCACCCAACGAGATCACATGGTTATGCGCCATGCCGACCATTTGGAAAGATTTAGTCGGTACGAACGCACGCCCGAAGTGCGGGAAAAGTTGCGGCAGGCACGGCTTGGCAGCGTGACATCTGAAGAAACCAAAGCCAAACAGCGAGCCGCTTTGCTTGGGCGCAAGCGTCCGTACTTTAAGCGTGCGGGACACAGCGAAGAGTCGAAACGGCAACGCAGCCTCAATCACCCTCGCAACACGGGTTGCAGGGTGCTTGGAGTTGAGTACCGCTCCTTCGCAGAAGCCGCTAAAGCTACAGGCATTCACAGGTTTACGATTCGCAAAAGGTGTCTTTCTGAGAACTTTCCTGACTACCAGGTCATTGACTGAGTCGAGCTTGCATTTTCCTGATCTGACGCTGCCGTTCGGCTTCAATCCAGTCGCTGACCGACATTTCTTTGACAGACCGGGGATCGGTCGTATCGAACTTCGGTGCGGTCGAACGGTTTGAAGACACAGGCGCGATCGGATCAGGCGCTTTGGTTGATTTGCGGACAACGGGCGGATTGTCGGCCAGTTTGGCTTCGATCTTCCCGATCTCTTTGGCCTGCAAGAACGGCGGCAGTTGAGCGATCCGGTTGGCTTCTTTCGGGTTGGCACCGAGGTGATACGCGATGTCCGGCCCCATGTCAGACGCTTGGATCGTTTGCGCCATCACGGTCGTAATACGCAGACTCGGGTTGTAGACGACTTGTTCAAAGTCTTCGTACTTGTCCCGGGCCGCTTCTTCACGCTCCGCATAACCTTCCAGCAGTTGAGACTGTTGGCGCTCAAGATCGCGTTGCTGGATCAGTTCTTGAGCCTTCTTCTCAGCCAGCGCTTGCGCGTAGGCGTCGACGGACTCGAACTGGTCAGCAGGCGGAACATCTTGAGGCACCGACGGAGTCTGGGGCTGCTGGCGCGTTTGGCGCTCCCATCGTCGCTGCTCTTTCGCAAGCCTCTTGCGTACAATTTCGTCCAGCTCTTCTTGAGTGAACGTCTTGGCCGGCGTATCGGGTTCGGCAGCCGCTTGGGTAGGCTGCTCAGGCAGTTGGTCCGAGGCCGTCTCGGGGGCTGCCGGCGCGGGGGTTGAATCCGCTGTGAGATTGTTTTCCATTTTCCACTCTGGCGAGCACCTGGTGAACCGCACCAGTACGGTGTAGATTTATACAGTATTTCGGTCGGCTGTCAAGCAGATTCTGCGGGCGGCTGCACCTGCTGCTCGACCTGCGCTCGCAACTTCTGCCAGATCGCAACGGACACTTCCAGCGGTAGCTTGCCCAGCCCCATCGCAATGATGTTGGCTTCTTCGACCGTGATCTTGATCGTGAACTCTTGCATCATGCCGCCCAAGGGAGTCCGTTAGCGGTGGTTGGGTTCAGTTGCTTCTCGACCTTGGCAGTCAGTCCTGCTTCGATCTCGGCCTTCTGATCGCCCAAAGACTCATAGACCCAGCCCAGCACGATTTCCTCGGTCAGTTGATCGTAGGGGATGAATCCGGGTTCGTCGGGGTTGTTTAGGTAGGTGGTTGTGCCACCGTGGGAGGCTGATGCAGAGTCCTGCTGTGCGGTGCAAGCCCACGCCACGTTGATGACAAAACCCGTGTCGGTGGTGCGGGTCATGTTCTGGATAGTCCAAGTGATCATGGTTTAGTCCTCAATAAACTCGTGAACAGCGTCAAGACCGAAATGGTCATTGACGAACTTAAGCAGACGCTCAACATCAATCTTCAGCACCTTACCCGTGGGCGTGTGCTTGGAACGGAAGATCCATTCGTTGGTTTCGGCATCGTGCGGTGAGAACAGCGTAGCGTTACCCGCAGCGTCCATGACGTAGGCTTCACCAGCCGAGGAATAGATCGAGATGCCGTTAGCAAGAGTGCCGACAGGGGCTGTGCCGTCGAAGATGTCAAGGTGGTTGGTGCCGACTGTGGTAGCTCGCTCTGCACTCCCGCCAACTTTGACGTTGCTGTTTGTTCCTTCCACAAACAACGCATGGGTGTTGGTGTCAGACTCGACACGGAAGTCGTAGTCGTTGCCGGGGTCGTTGAAGACTGCTTCGCCTGCCGCAAGTTGAAAACGTTCGACTGGAGTGGTTGTCGCAGCGGGAGTGGTGTTAAAAACAATTCGACCCGGTGAACTTGTGGAACTCCATGTGCCAGCGCCAATAAACTGAATTGATGCACCATCCGCAGTCAACGTTGGAATTTCACCAGTTCCTGCAATTGTCCCAAGTGCAGTTGATGACCCAATTGAAGATGCAACCCTCTCAATAGAAAAAGTTTGCCCAGTTGTTCCGCTAACTTGTAGCTTGTACCCCGGCGAACTCGTCCCGATGCCCACGTTGCCCGCAAAGTAATTCGCCGCTGTCCCGCTGGCGTAGATGTTCCACTTGTCCGTGCCGCTGGAGACAAGAGAGGTGATGCCGTAGTTGTTTGTGCCGGAAGTCAGATCATTGATGTAAATCCCATGTTGATTGGTAGCAGAAGAACCTGCGCCGAGCGAAAGATTTGATACTCGCACACCATACGCATTTCCGACTGTAAACGATGTTGCCTCTGTGCTGTTAACGACATAGAGTCCATACACTCCATTAGTTGCTGCAGAAGTTGCAGTAATCTGAGATTGAACCCCAACCTGTGATGTTCCCGTCAAAGCAGTATTTCGTGCGTAAACAGAAATTCCTGCGCTACCAGCACCCCCCACCCCCATATACCCGTTCACCCTCACCGTGTCGGTAGAGGCATCGCCAAGGATCGTGTTGCCGGTAACGTCCAGATTCGCTGTAATCTGGATGTCCCTCGGACAGACGTATGTATCGCCGGACTGAGCCGCTTGGATCTGCGGGACGGCTGTATTCAACAAAAGCAGTTCGTATGCGGCCACAGCACGCTCTCCTTAAATTGGGTTGTATGACGTGCCGTTACTGGTCAGCACCGTCTCGACAACGTAAAAGCTTGTTCCAGAGCTGTTGAGCACTTCTTCGTCAACAGTGTAGGGTGTTGCATTGCTCGTCAGCACGATCCACGGCGGGCCAGGGTTCGGCCCGGCGAAGTCAGTCGCCAGCGTAATGACCGTGCCCAGCCCGAGCGACAGGCCGTTGCGGGTGGCGACACCGAAGCTCATCGGATATTGATGGGTTTGGCGTACACGGTGCCGGCTGACCCAATCTGGATCGCGCTGACGCGCCACGGTGCGCCGGTGCCTTGCGGCACGATGAACGGGATGGGCGTGTTGGCAGGGATTGGAGTGTCGCTGCTGGTTGCCGTTACACCCTCACCGACTGAGACGTAAGCCGCTGTGGTTGACCAGATCACCACGCCCTGCGGGCCAGCCGGCCAGGTGCTGGTGCTGCCAGCCGTGCCGGTGTACGCAGCGTTTGCCGCAGCGAACTGGGCATCGGTCATAGGGTTCAAAAGTTCCATAATGCGTCCTTACGCGAGGAATTTGAGTTTGTACAAGGTGGAATAGTACAACGCCAGGATTTCGTCAATGATGTTCTGGAGCGGTGTGCAGTCCTTGTCGACCACCTTGTAGCGGGTGTTTTCGATCTCTTTGACATGATCCTCAAGGAACTCGACCACGTTGTTTGTTTTCTTGGCCGACTGCAACGCAATCGGCCCGATCAGTCCGTACTTGCCTTGGTAGGCTTCTGCAAAGTCGTCCGCCAAGTCAATGATGCCCGTGTAGAACTTGTTCAGCGCTTTGTGTTTGGCGTACGACCTTGTATTGAGGTGTACAGAGTGCGTGACATCTCGCGCCAGAAACAGTTGGCCAATGAAGACTTCGCAGGTCATTGCGGCATCCCTTGTTCAGGCATCATTGGCTGTTCTGGGGTCAGTTGCTGCGGCATGGCCGCTAGATTGCCCAAATCCATCACGTCGCGCAAGGTCTGAACGACCACTTCCTGCACCTGTTCAGGTGACATGGCCTGCGACAGCGCTTGGACCCGACGTGTTTCAGCCTCGTAGGCTTTGATGTCGTTGGCCTGTTGCTTGATGGCCAGATCCTGCGCTTCCATTGACTGGTTGACGTTCTGAAGCAGGCCCATCATCTGTTGCAACTGCGCGTTCAGCGCTTCGATCTGCTGGTTGGCCGCCTGGATCGCCGGATCGTCTTCGTCTTGCAGCAGTTTGGGGTCGATCATCTTTTTGAGGCGCGCTGCAAGCTCTTGGGCGCCTGGCCAATCCATGTTTTTGACGAACAGGTCGCCTGCGGCCATCCACAGTTGCGGGTTGCCTTGCAGGATCTGGCCCATCGCGTCCATCGACTCTTGGCGTTTGGTCATGTAGCTGGGGCCAGTCGTGACGCGGACGTCGTACTTGCCGACGTTGGGGTTGTAGATCTTCTGGATGACGATGCCCTGCTGGTCCACGATCTTTGTGACCGCCTGCTGCTGGCTGGGGTCAATGACCGCTTGGTCCACCTCGCCATCAATGCCAATGATGCGAGCAATCCGACGGGTGTCGTAAATCTTGGGTACCAAGTCAATGATCTGACGCGTGATGTAACGGATGGCTCGAGCCAGGTTGTCGACGTAATGAAACGTGCCGGTGTTGCTTTGCTGCTGGCGGGCGAGGATGGCCCGGCCAGAACGCTCGTTTGAAGTTGCGCCAAGGCTGGGGTCGTACTGGCCAGTCGTTGCTTTGAGGTCATCCGACGCCCCCATTTTGGCCTGTATGAGCCCCGTTTGAGCCATCGGAGGGGTAGACCGCTGCGGCAGCGGCAGAGGCACGCCTTGACCGTCTGTGGCGTCTGGATTGACCTCGAGATACGGCCAGTTGTTGACGTTAGCCGTCTTCCACTGGTGCTCGTAGCCTTCAAACTGTCCGCCGTAGCCAATAAACGGCGCTTTGGGGGCCAGCGCCAGCATTTCTGCTTCTTGGCTGACCCAGTAGTTGTACAGTCGCTGGGCGTCCTTGGCGTTACGCACCAGGCCCGAAATCTGCACGTCGCCGTTGACTTCGTACTCGTTTCCGACCACTCGGACGACCGGAATGTATTGGCCGGGCCAGTCACGCTCTTCCAACACCTCAAAACCGTTGGTTTTGATCCATTTCACCTGTTTTCGGTCGACTTTGCGGCTTCTGATCGGCTGCAAGCCCATCTGACGCATCTGTTTGTCTTGCGGATCGTCCGAAAAGAACGTCTGGCCGTTTGGGTACAAGTTGAGCGTGGCTTCTTTGTGCTCGTAGTAGAAGTACTCCGCAATCCGGATGGTCAGTTCCGCGACCCACTGCGTGAGGTCTGCGTCGCCTATGCCTTGCGCCATGATCGACGTCACGGGCGAGGCTTTCGGGTACATCCGGTGGTAGTCTTCTTTAGTGATTTCTTCAGTAATGAAGCACCACTGGGCGTCTGCCCCGCAAGGGTCTTGGATCATCGGGTCCATGTAGACTGAAAACGGGTTTCTGACCCGTCCAATCTTGATGTCCTGATCAAAACTCGTGTCGTCGCAATACTCGGTCAAAACGCGTATGTAGCCCTCACCGTGGACGACTTGGTTCTCGCAAGCCGTATCGTAAGCGACGTCAGCGTCTGAAATGTACTCGATGTGCCGAACAATGCCGTCCAGCACTTCCGCCATTTCAATGTCAGCGTTGTCGTCGACCGGGATAACCTTGCCGCTGGGTCGGTTCTGCCGTTGGTCGTTGGTGACCTGACGGACGTGTTGAGGCAGTTTGTTGACGGTCAGGCAGGGGCGGGCGTTGATCGTCTGCCCTTGGGCGCTGCCTCGAGTCTTCAGGACGTCTGCGGGCCATTGCCAGTTGTTGTCCGGCGAGCCTGCCATGAACCGCAGGTCGTCAAGCTGGTCCTGACGGCTGTCTGCGTAGGCCGACAAGGCCACACGCAGCCTTGTCCGCATGGTGTCTAGGACATCTTTCACTTTTTGCCTTTAGAGGGCTTAGCCGCAGCGCGTTTAGTCGCGTATGCAATTGCAACCGCTTGCTTTTGCGGTTTGCCGTGAGCCATCTCAGTTTTCACGTTTTTCCGGAAGGCGGCAGGTGACGCTGACTTAACGAGCGGCATGATCACTTTCCTTTTTTAGCCGTTTTAGCTGATTCTTTGAAGTCTTTGGCTGTGGGCGCGCCTTTGGTGCCAGGTTTACGCATTTTCTCGCCGCTGCCGGCTGCAATGCGGGCGCGTTTAGCGTTAATGTTGGCATATAGACCGGGTTTAGTAGCCATGTCAGCACTTCCATCGTTTGAGCGCCGCTTTGGCGCGTTCGCCATCCTTGGCCTTGGCTGCCACCCCGCCCATACGCGCGCAAAAGGACGCTTTGCGTCCTTTGTCCGCTTCAGTCTTGGGATTGGGCGCGGGTGCTTTCAAATTTGACCCCGTTTCGCGATTGTACTTGGCTCGACCTTTGGCTGTCAGCCCTGCGCCCTCGCTTGTTGGGCGCTTCTCACCCCGACCGACGCTGAGACTGACTGACTTCTTGCTGGCCATGTCAGGCACCCATCCAACCCGCAGACTGGTTGATCCGGTCAGCGTACACCATCTGACGCTCAGGCCGGAAGCTGGACTGCCGCGAGGCGACCGGGAATGCAAAAGTACACGCCAGCGCGTCGGCTGCGTCAGGCGATGCCAGTCCTCTTGCCTTCATGTCCTTCTTGCTCTCCAAGAAGATCGTTCCTGCCGAATCCGGTTTGGTTTTCGGCCCTGTCAGGTCTGACTTCAGCTGCCGGTCGGTCGGGATGCTCGCACTACGCAACCAGTCGCGCATGGCGCCCCACAGTTCCGCTCGCTTGTTTCCCCACATGATCGGGTTCTTTGACTTCCAGCCAAAGTTCACTCCCCGCACCTTATACCGCTGTTCTGTCAGCCGGTCAAGTATCCCGTAACCCAGGCCACCCTCGTCGATCACCGTCAGCGTGGGTTTGAACTCCTCGATCGCGTCGATGACGTGCCCCACCGTCGTCATGGTGTCGTCGCCCCGGTACCGTTTGATGTGCAGCAGGTCGCGCCCTTGTCGCACCACGATCACCGTGCTGTCGGCGCCCGACCGAGCCGGGTCGATACCAATCACAATCGGCGCGTCTGCGTCCTTGTACTTAGGGCGCCGCGCGGCCTCGTCGACCAGCGACGGCGCGATGAACTGATCATCCCCTGCTGACGGGAACTGACCGTAGACCTCAATGCGCGCCTGCGGGCTGTCCTCGCCGTACTCCTCAATGATCTGCTCGTAAACGCTTTTGTCGGTGTCCTCAACGTCGCGCGCGTCAATTGAATCTGTGTTCCAAAAGTCCCGCTTAGCGTTAAAGCACTCAAAGAAGTAGCCGCTGTTGCGACGCGGGTTACTGAACGCGCACCAGAACCGATGCGGGGTGTTCTCTGTGAAAAAACCCTGGGCGACGTCCCAGATCGGGTCCGGAATACCAGACGCCTCGTCAAAAATCAAACACACCCCGTCGACGTTGTGCAGACCCGCGTACGCGTCCGGGTTCTCCTCCGACCAGAGGCGCCCCTCTGCCGACCAGAACCGCGTACCCTTTCGCAGATCCCGTTCCACGATCTCCGCCAGCCACTTAGCCGGTGTGACGCGCGTCGCGCTAATCTCGAACCAATGGTTGTTGATCAGCAGCGCCAGCCACTTGGTAATCTCCGCCCAGGTGATTGAGCGGAGCTGCGCCTCGCTGTTGGCTGACACGATCGTTGTGCTGCCGATGCGGGTCGTCAGCATCCACAACACTATCCAACTGACCAAGGCCGACTTGCCGATCCCGCGCCCGGACGCCACGGCGCTTTTGAATACCTTGTACGCGGCTGCGTCGTCGTTGTCTCGAATGTGGTCGGCCATCTTCCGCAGGAGGCGCCGCTGCCACCGTCTAGGTCCAGCGTGGTGGGCGAGAGGTGTGTTGGGCTGCCCCCACGGGAACGCGAAAAGGACGAACGCTTCAGGATCGTTCTTGAGCTTCGACGACCACAGGCGCGACATGAGGAGTTCTTCCTCCGCCGCTGAGTAGCGGGGTTGCTGCATTACTTAAACATTCGCTTGTAAGTGAGCATAGCGCGGTAATTGTCTTGCGGTCCGTACTGCAAGCCAGCGTCTAAATTACCGCCAAACAAACTTGTCGTGTAGCCAACGTCTAGCGGTCCGCGCACCCGCATATACGACCCGTCAGGCAACTGAACGTAACCGCCTGACATTCCAGCCCGCAGACGTGAGGCGCCTGGAGTCTCAAACCCTAGTCGACCCATCAACATAGTCGGGTTGTCCACCAGATCGTACGGCGCTGCGGGGTTTGGCATTCGGTAGCCGCCGGACTCCCCCATCATCTGAAAACGCAACATATTGATCGGATCCATTTAACTCTCCTACGTCTATGATGCGCTGGTCTGCCTTCTCCAGCGCGGCCATCACGCTGATCTGCTGCGTGACATCAATCTGCACTTGCTGCTTGGCGACCCAGTCATGTTTGTGCTTGAGCACCTCAAGCGCCGCTTTGGCATCGCCCGACAGCGCGGCGTCCATCATTACTTTAGACAGGCTGGCTTCAGCGTCGGCGCGCCCCTTCTGTTCTGCCAGCGCCGCCATCGGATCCATCTCGCACAACCGTCTGAATTCGGTTGGCAGCATTCCTGCCGCTAGCGCCAAGTTGTCACCGCGCAGCCCTAGCTTTGCGGCGTCATAGATCGACTGGAGGCGCCCCTCCGTCGCTTTGATCTGTCGTGTCGTAATTGGCAGATTCTGAAACATTTGGCTTTTTTATCAGATTGCGGTGCGGCTGGCAAGCATACTGGGTATTTGTACAGCAGTTGGTGGTTAGCAGTTGGTGGTCAGTGGTTAGCAGTTTGCAGTTGGTGGTCAGTGGTTAGCAGTTTGCAGAAAAAATAAAAAATTTTTGCGACCCCTCCGATTTTGACCGGTCGGCGCGCCGGCCCTACCCGGGGGGCCGCGAGCTGGCGGCCGGCACCCCCAGGCCGCGCGTCCAGGGCATGGGTCAGATGGGCCATGCCCCGACAGGTCGACGCCTACGCAGCGCGGGCGAACCGGCGATCGGTCAATGGGTCGCATGGGCCATGCACCATGCTTTGCGGCCATGACGCGAGCGGGGGGAGGGGGCGCGGCCCATGGGGCGCCCCCAATGGGTCACCGGGGTCA